CTGCAACTGCCGATGCTGTACGGTGTATATCGCTTAAACAATTAAATATGAGTAATTTTTATAACAAGAAATCGGTAGAAGGTGCACCAGTTGACATGGTGGATAGTAGTAGAACCATTATGGTTTACTATTCAGCTTTTGGTAATGTAGATAGCGATGGTGACATAATCACCCCAGGTGCTTTTACTAAAACCTTAAAAGAAAATGGTCCACAAGGTAAAAACAGAGTATGGCATTTAATGAACCATTCTACTGACAAGCCTATTGCTAAACCATTTTCTATGGAAGAAGATGCTTTTGGATTAAAGGCTCAGGTTAAGCTTCCTAATACAACATTAGGAAATGACTTGTATGAGTTATACAAAGCAGGTCATATCACAGAACATTCCATTGGATTTCAGACTGTAAAGTCACAATCTAAAGGTCAGTTCAATGAAATCACAGAAATTAAATTGTATGAAGGCTCATCCGTATTATGGGGAGCTAATCCTAATACTCCAACAGTAAATGTTAAATCTGAAGCGAAAGCCGATATTAACGAAGAAATCGGTAAAACGATTAAGTCTTTAAGAACAGGTAATTTTACAGACGCAACATTTGAATTGTTAGAGTTAAGGCTTAAGCAATTACAGCAATATCTATCCGAAATCGAAAACGGAAATTCAATTAACGAAGGTTCACAACCGCTTGAAAAAGCATTGGAAGAAGTCGATAATCCGAATGTTAAGGCTCAGATGGAAATTGTCAATTATTTACAATCATTTAAAATCTTTAATTAAGATGTTAGAAGAAATCAAAAGTGGTTTCGAAAGCGTTAAATCTGAAGTAACTGAAAAGTTCGAAGGTGTAAACGGATCAATAGAAACCCTAAAAAATGAAAACGCTGAGTTAAAATCTCAAATCTCAGTTGTTAAGGATGAAATCGAGAAATTAGAAGCAAAAAGCAATCGTAAGACAATGAATCAAAATGAAGTAAAATCCTTTAACAGTTTATTAGCTGAAGGAATTGAAAAAAATTCTGACGCAATCGCAAAAGTTGGTCGTCATGAAGCAAAAAACGCAGGTTTCACATTAGATACTAAAGCTATCACAATGACTGAAGCTGCATCTATGACTGGTGCTATTCCTCGTGAATACGCTAATCAAGTATATGCATTCCCTAATCGTAAGGTGCATTTAAGACAATTATTACCAGTAGGTTCTATGAGCCAAGGTATCTTTACTTTCCCTTATGAAAGTGCTGATACAGGTTCTGTAGGTAACCAAACTGAAGGTGCTACTAAATCTCAATTAGATTTTGCTATCACAATGCAAGATGCTCCTGCACAATATATCGCAGGTTTCTTGAAAATCTCTCGTCAAATGTTAGATGACGTTCCAGGAATGACATCTTTCTTACAAGCTCGTTTATTAGAGCAATATTTGTTACAAGAAGATGCTCAGTTATTGAATGGTAATGGTACTTCTCCAAACTTAAAAGGTTTGACTGTTGCTGCTTCTGCTGCTACAGGTGCTGCTACTGTTGATGTTGAGCAATTAGTTCAAGCTATTGCACAAGTAGAAAGTTCTAACTATTCTGCTACAGGTATTTTGATTAACCCAACTGATTGGGCTGCAATCGTAAATACTAAGAATACAGCTTCTGCTTACTCTTTACCAGCTTCTACAGTTGTTACAACTGATGGTACTTTAAGTATTGCAGGTATCCCTTGTTACAAGTCAACCGCAATCGCTGCTGACAAGTTCTTAGTGGGTGACTGGAATATGGGTGCTCAAATCATGCAACATACTGGTATCAATGTGCAGTTCTCTGAATTTGATGGTACTAACTTCCAACAAAACTTAATCACAGTTCGTGTTGAGGCTCGTATTGCGTTCCCTATCTACTATGGTGGTGCGTTCGTATATGGAGATTTTGGAAATATTGCTCAATCTTTATTAGATTTACAATACAAGGGGATAGCCTAAAAAGCTATCCCTTTTTGTTTACACTAAATTTTAGTTATTTTTGTAAAAATTAGGTATAATGCAGATAGTTAGAGATATTACGACATTAGTTGCCCCAACCGCAACTCTTGTTACATTAGCAGACGCTAAAAACTATTTAAGGGTTGACTTTAGCGAAGATGATGCTTTGATACAAAGTTTAATAGATTCTGCAATAAAAAGACTAGAACAATACGCAGGTAGTGCATTTTCTCCTAGAACATTAAAAGTGGTGGCTTATGTAGACTTCTTTATTGAACCTCCATACGCACCCATAAACACTATCACAAAAGTTGAATATTACTCTAGTAATACTTGGATTGAAGCAGTAGCCAACTCTGATTACTATGTACTTGGAGATACTTATAAAAAAGTATATATGGTTAGCTTTCCTGAAAGAGAATATAGATTTACATATACTTGTGGATTCACTACGCTTCCACAAAGCATCTACAATGCCATTTTAAAGCTCGTGGCTGACCTTTATGACTTCAGAGCATCTGAGAGTCCAAACGACAAGTTAAACGAGCTACAAATGACTGCTTATGAGCTTGTACAACCATATAAAAGAATAAACTACTTCATATAATGATTAGTCAATTTAGACAAAGGATTATATTTAAAAGCAAGACTGGAGTGTCAGATGGTGCAGGAGGTTTTGTAAATACTCTTTCGACCTATTATACATCATGGGCTCAAGTGGTAGTTGATACTAATAGTAGAAGTAATATTGCAGGAAAAGATAATTTAAACGATGAAATAACTTTTAGAATAAGATTCACATCTGAAAAAACATTTAATAATGCTCTTGTAATTAGTTATAAATCAAGGACTTATATGATTAATTCAATAATTGATGAAAGAGATGAACATCAATATTTTTTAATCGGTTGTTCAAGTTTGAAATAATGGCAAAGTTTGGAGTAAAAATATATAATGTTGATGCGATAATCAAAAGACTTGAGGCAGCTCCTAAAAGCATGATGGATCAATCTAAGATTATTATAGATGAGGCAGTTCAAGATATTGCAGCTAGAGCAAAGGCAAGTGCTCCTGTAAAAACAGGTGCCTTAAAAGCTTCTATTAGACATACCAAATATCAAGCAGGAACAGGGGCAAGTGTAAGTGCAGGTAATGCAAATGTTAAATATGCTCCTTATGTAGAATTTGGAACAGGAACAAGATTTCAGATACCTGTTTATCCAAATGTAAATATGGGAGATTTAGAAGCCTATGCCCTTACATTTAAAAAATCAAAGAAGGTAATAGGTGTTCCATATAGACCATATATGTTTAGTGCTTATAGTGAAGTCTTTACATCTATGATTAAAAAATTGAAGTCTGTTAAGATATAAATATATTTCATTAAATTTGTACCAAAATGAAGGACTGCGGATATACACTAAGGAAAGCTTATTACGATAAGTTTGTTTCAGCATCCTACTCATTAGCTGCTTATGATACCATAGCACCTGATACAGTAGATCCTCCTTATTTGATTATCAGCAGTCAAACACAGATTGACAATAGTAACAAACAAACATTTGCTTTCAATGTTACTATCCAATTTGACATAGTATATACCACTTTTAAAGCAGGAGAAGTAGGGCAAAAAACAGTTGACACTTATGCCAATGAATTATTGGGCATAGTAGGGGTAAGACCACCGAATTATCCAAGCACCGCACCTGACTTTAAGATAGTTACTTGTAAGATTGGTAGTAATATTGCTACCTTTGACTACGTTAATGAGGTTTATGTGTTTAGAAGGGTAATAACAATGGAACATTTCGTGAATCAAATAACATAAAGTAAAATAAAATAAAATGGCAACAACAGGAATTTTTAACGGAACTTCATTAGTAGTTCTAATCGGAACTGAAGTAATAGGATACGCAACATCTTGTTCTTTAAGTTTAGCTATCGACACTCCAGATTCATCTACTAAACAAAGTTTAGGATGGGCTGATGAAATTGGTGGTCAAAGATCATGGTCTTTAACAACTGATGGTTTAGCTACAGTAGTTCCAGGAACAGTTGCTACTTATGTAACTACTGCTGAATTGAATGCTTTAGCAATCGCTAGAACTGCGGTTACAGTTAAGTTTACAACAGTAGATAACTCAACAGTTGGTGGTATTACTCCAGTTTCAGGAGATGTGGTTTATTCAGGTTCAGCATTTATCGAGAGTGTAGATTTAACTGCTGACATGGAAAATCCAGTTACATATTCAGTTTCTTTCAAAGGAACAGGAGTATTAGCTATCGCAACCAACGCATAGTAAAAGCAAACCAAAACCAAAAATATGAGAGGACAATTTGAATTAACTCTTTCCGATGGAAAGAAGGTACCATTACGTTTCTGCACATGGAGTCTTAAAAGATTCTGTCAATTACAAAAAATAGGACCTTCTGATATAGGAGAGGCTTTAAGTGGAGATGCATCTCTCGATGCTATTGTTAATCTTTTAAGAGCTGCTGCTGAATATCCATTATATAAAGAAGGAATTACTCCAACTTTTACTGAAATGGAAGTGTGCGATTGGATAGATGACATGGGCGGAATGAGTGGAAAACAATTCCAAGATGTTATGGCAGCTTTAGGAGAAAGTTTAAATAGCGGATTAGATGATAAGACAACGAAGC